TGCCCACATGCCGGTAGGCTCACCAGCCCAAGCTGAGGCGTAAGGAAACCTATTTTCGTGATCTCCCGCGAACTCTGCGTAAGCTAGATTAAGTTGGCGCTGATTATTTATGCACGCGGCCTGCCATCCCGTTTGCTTAGCCGATCCCAACGCCGGAAGCAAAAGGGCCGCCAGTATCGCAATAATAGCGATGACAACCAGCAGCTCTATCAATGTGAACCCTCTGGTTGCTTTCGCCGCAGACAGGGTTTTCAACACCATTACTCGTAGTAATTACACCATTTTACCAACACCAAACAATGTAATCTTCCTCGTACTCCTCGGGAAGAATATCGTAATTCTTTCTTTTAGTCATAATTATCCAACGTTTCCCCTTCTTCTATTTCGGGCAACGCCCGATTCAGCTTGTCCCTGACTTCCTCAAGCATTCTTTGGTAGTGTTGTTTGGTCCAGCCGTCATTGTGGTCGCTAGAGGCCTCCACCTTCCATTTGCTTATCTGACCAAGGAGTTCTTCGAGAGGGGATATTGGTTTCATGATAATCCTTACATTAAAATCTTATCACCATTTTTGAATAATTCTAAAAAAACACTTTTCCGGAGGAAGCTCGCCCCAATGAAACAAGGGAGATGTCAAATTATTTCCGAAGCTACCAAAATTGTATAAATCTTCCCAAGTCTTAAAATCATGAGAGTACTGAATCCAGTAGGGCAAAAAGGGATCTACATCCTTTATTTCAAAGTAGATGCCTCCCGGCGATCCGTAGGGTTGCCCCGTGGCTTCAACTACCTTTTGACGCACAACTTTTATTTCAAGGCTGGCGGCACTTAAATCTGTAAAAACAAATAAGAAAATAAATAAAACTAACCTGTTCATTTCTTTACCTTTGTGCAAAAATCGCACAACAATACCATCTTCTCCTCGATTTTAACCCACATCAATTCGGTTTCTTCGAACTTTTTCTTGCATTTGGAACATTTGGACATTTATCAGCATCCCCCCAGTTAATTACATCATAATTGTCCCTGTAACTGTGAGAAAATCCTCCTCGGGGTTTATCGCCTTTACCCGCTCCTTTACTTTTGTCTTTCTCCATTAGGCGCTTTTAAAAAACGCAGGTCTTTGCCCAATCAATCTCTGGAACGAGGAGAACCTGCAAAACCTCTCCATTAGTAGGATTGTAAAAGAGTTCTTTGGGGATAACCAAACGCTCTCGCAGGGAGAACTCTTTAAAGAACCCTCGATTTCTTTTGGTTTGGCTATTTTCTTTTTAGGGAAATTTAACATCCTTAAAGAGGAAGCTTCTTTTGATTAACGCCCATTTATCTTTCATGAGATCCCCTTGCCATTGATCTACGCTTACTAGAAACTCGGCCCAAACTGCAAGATTTGTGGCTCCAACGAAATCGGCATCATGGGAGGAGCCGCAGCCTCTGCAGGTAAATATGTTGGTTTTTGAATCCCTCGCTTTATTGGGCTTTATCCCCTTGTTAGCGTAGTACTCAGCTTCTACATGCCCGCAGTCTATGCACCTTCTTGATGTGTAGGGTGTTGGGGTAAGTATGTATGGAATTCCTCTTTTTTCGCATTCGGCTATTAACACGTTCGGAATTTTGTCTTGGCCGAAAGTTCCGTTCTGGTTTCCAGACTTTACGGAATCTATTGCTATTCCTTTTTTGTTCTGTTCTGCATAGGTACAAAGAGCGTCAACACAGGTCATCTCAGTTCCGGGAAAAATGGCATTTTCAATATACTTTTCATGTAGCCTGTGGTTCCATTTCACTTTCCACCTCAACTTGCCGCGTTCTCGAGATCTTATTGGTCTATCTTTAATCAGTCTTTGTATCTTTGTTTGCTTATTAAGTTCTTCTAGGGCTTTTTCTGTTTTGATGATGGTATCGACATATTGGCTTTTGGGTATTTTGGAAAGCCCGAAGATAGGCTCTGAGAAATATAGCCAATTATCAAAAACTTCCGACATGTTAATGTCTACCCCAATGAACCCTTCAGGTTCGTATTTAAACGTCACAGGCACCTCTGCGGAAGCAACTATGGTGCAACGCTTGAGATCCTTGGAGAAAATCATCGTAGCTCCCCATGTCTCGTCAGGTTTCATGTAGGGCAAAAACTTGATAGCGTTTTTTTCAATCCGGCCTTTCTTAGAGGTCTTTTTGTAAGGAACCTGTACTTTTTTTCCGGTTAAGGATTTAAACTCTATGTTTCCGTTAACGTCACCATCGACGAATTTGAAGAAGTTGTCACTCCAAACCAAATTTAAAGTCCTAGGGGCGATGAAGGAGGTAGTCTCTCTTAACGGCTTCTCTTTCTTCTTGTCGTCTCTGGTTCTTTTTCCGTTGTATTTCCTAACCACCCCTTGATAAATGGTTCTGGTGTGCTTTCTCAGCTTTAGTCCTTCAAACGGTTTCTCTTCTTCGATAAGAAATTCATTCATAAATTGAGCTTCCGTCTTCCACTCCGCCCCCCATTCATATTGAACCAGAACTTTGTTCCTATTGCCAATGTCGATTATCTTACCGTCATTGATCATCCGAGCGACTTTCTTATTTACAGCTTTGTAAAACCCCCGACCCTTCTCTTGTAGAGTAGTGATATCCTCGTTAAAAGGAACGATGAACTTGACGGCTTTTCGTGAAAAGATCGTTTTCATGTGAGACATATTACCGCATCCTGAATGATTTGTCAACTAAAAAATATGCCAAGGGTTGCATAATGATAAAATCGCAGGTTTTATTGTCTTTAACCACTTGCCGTAAAGTGAGGAAAACCTGCAAAAACCTCCTAATCTGTGACAAGCGGCTAAATTAAGTGCGGGCTCTTTGGGCTATCTGCCACTTGGGGAGAGGAGAGCCCGCGAGAACCTCCCCGTTAGGTATTTGACGCCTTAATGGCAGTAAATACGGGTTCTTTGTTTTTACTATTGTTTGGAGGGAGGAGAACCCGCAAGAACCTCCTCGTTAGGTGTGTGCCTTAACAACAGTTAAAAAGGAATATCAAAATATTTAAAACTGGAATTATTTACGACGGGAATGAAAGCGTTTATTCTTTTTACCGTCCCTTTATAATCGTTGCAAGTGTTCATGGTAACGGTTCTGTCTCTGGTAAAATTACAAATGAAATCCCCGTTAGGGTTGGATATTTTAAAACACAACAACTTTCGGTCACGCAAAGCGTTGACAAAAACGTAGGAATTAATTTTATTCTCTAGACTTTGTTTTTGTAAATTGTCGAGTTTATCAGCCGTTATTAGGTATCCCCCTTTTTTAAGTTGAGCAAGGGTGAAGTCACTTTTTCCGTCCCTGCTGAAGAAGTCTCGGCTTTTAATCTCGCAAACCCCTATCAACTTATCGTCTTTGTACAAGTAGCTGTCATGCTTCTCGGCATCATAGGTTGTGTGCTTCACTTTAACGCCGAAAAAGGATTCGATTAAGAGTCCTGTCTCATGCTGTTTCTGGATATAAGTTTTACCCTTGGGTGTATGGCAGTCTAAGTTCATAAGTTTAAAAAAATCGGGTTCTTTGTTTAAACTGAAACTTAGAGGGAGGAGAACCCGAAAGAACCTCCTCGTTGGACTTTTGATCGCCCTTGTCCAGTAATTTTTTGCGGGTTCTTTGGGCAAAGTGTTGTTCAGAGAGAGGAGAACCCGCAAGAACCTCCTCGTTAGATGCTTGGCATCTCGACAACACTAATCTACTTTTTGCATTCTCTCGATGATCTCAAACATCTTAATACGAGGAATATCCTTGATTGTGCCCCACTCCTTAGCTCCATCCACTGCTTCCTTCACCATTTTGTCCTTAATACTGGAAAAGTTTACCTTCTTTTCCTTCATTAGGTTGGTTAGGAATATGTGTGGTGAGGCTGAGTTCTTCGTTGGGTTAGGTTTTGATATCTTCACATTTTTAATTTCCTCCTTAGCTACTATGTTGATACGCAGGAAGTTACGCACTGCTCGGCAGAAAGCGCGATTCTCCGCTATTGCGGCAAGATACATCTGACCGAAGCCTTCTGTGTTATTTAAACCTGCATCAGCCACGCTTTGGAAGAGTACAGACTCCCCTTTTTCAGTCTCGTAATTTCCTATCCAAACTATTGAGCACGAAACACATACGTATTCGGGGGAAGCGTGTGTCACCGTGTAGGTGACAGAATGGTAACCCCGTATATTAGCTAAATCTTTTAAACCTCCGAGAAGGATAATTAGCTCGTGATCTTCAAGCTTGGAAATGTCAGTCTCATCGGTTCTATCTCTATTGGCTACCAGAAACTCAGGCTTGACCATCTTTCGCCAATTAACAGATCCATCGTCGCTAAAAATATATTTAACGTTTTTATCTTCCATCAAGCCGTATTCGTTACGCTTGAACGTGGCTGGAGGCTTATTTATAACAGTAGTTCCCATACGTCCTGAATACTAACTCAATTGGGGTGGCGTGTCAACTACTTTTTGACGAAAAAATGAAAGTGCTCTTCCTCCTCCCAAAAAAGAGGGTCGTCGATTATGGGTTGGGGTTCATGTTCCATGGAGAGAGAGCCTTGTTCAAGCCTCGAAAGAGCGGCTGTGCTTGGGTAGAATTTGTTGTTATGGATGATAAAGTGGGTGGATTTGTAATATAATTTTTTATGCTTTTTAAGTTCTTCAAAATCAACTCGGGATCGCGAGGGTATCTGGTGCACAAGGCCGTAGTCTAAATAGTCCAATTTAAAGTCGTTTGTTTGTTTCTCCTCTTTTCGGCTCCTCAGTAAGTATTGTATTGACTTTTCTTTTACTTTTCTGATGAAAGCGGGGCTATTGTCGTCTTCTATATAGTAAACAAGTTCCACTATTTTCTTGTGGTATTTGTTTAGAATCTTGTCGCTTAAGGGTCTATTGGTGATAACGGAACACGTGCAGGCTTCCAACTGTCTCTCTAGAGCCTCTTCGTTGAAGTTTAAGTCCATTCTTATAATCAAAGATGAGACCCCTAACTTTTCAACATTTAAAAGGTGAGTAAGGGTGGACTCTATTCTTGTTTTGCCCAAGGAGCCTCCTATTTTTACCGTTTTGTATTCGGGTACGAAAGTATATATTCCAGCCAAATTCAATATCTTTTGAGCGACATCTTCAGGTTTGATAGTGTTGATAGATTTTGGATTCTCGCTTGGATTGAACGATGGTTTACGGGAACTGGGAGGTTTGAGTATTTCCAAGTGGTTAGCGTCCGTCCAGTAAGGAAGGAATTGACTGGGGTAGCAGTTATCGGAAAACAACACAACAGACTTTTTGTTATAAATAGAGGCTACGTGAGAAGATTCGTTATTGGGGCAAGCATGAACGAGAGATTTCTTTAATACATAAGCTTTTTGGTTAAAGTTGCATTGACCAAGAGTTATATAACACTTACGAAGCGGAACACAGTCCTTGCCTCCTTGTTGTACAATTTTTATGCCTTGTTCCTCTAGCTTTGGGTAAATAAGGTCAACAACCAGTTGCCAGTGGTCGTACGTCAATGCGGATGTTCCCAAGTTGGAGGTGTCGATTGTTATAAATTTATCAATCGCCAAGGGGAAATATCTTTCGTAAACGAAAGCCGTGTCAATTTTTAAATCGTTTTGTAACGCGTATGATTCTAGAACGTGCATAATTCCTCCTTATTTATGTTGTCTTTTCCGTTATGAATATAATTACTGACTCTCTGGGTCGTTAGGTGTGGGGTGAGCGCTATCTCAAAGTACCCTTTATGGTCCCCTATTCCCTCCAAATACAAGGTGTTATCAAATTGGGGGCTGTAGGCTATGGTTTTGTGCACGTATTCATTTCCGTCGATAATATGAAAGTTCTCGGGCTTCGTGGCGACGTATAAATTGTACTCGGGGTACTTTTCTTTAATCGATTTAAACAGGGCCGTCGAAAGAAATACGTCGACCGCCGACTCCGGCATAACATATACCATACGTTTTCCTTCATCATCCTTGTCTAACAGGTCTTCTATCTTAACAGGAAAATGTTTTTGGTTGTGCTCTCTCGCCACTTTTCTGAAGTAGTCTTCAATTTGTTTTCGAGGAACTTTGTTCTCTAGAGATGTCATCCACGTCTTGTACCCTTCGTCGTTTGTGTGGTTTTCGGTAGCTAAAATATCCTTGTATAGAGTCAACACCCAGTCAGAGTTACTTTCTATATTCGGAATAAACGCGTCTGGATAGTTTCTCTTTTTTTCTGTTGAGTCATCTTCTTTCTCAAAATCCCACCTCTTTGCTTCAGTGTTATCTATAAAGTCCTCAAAAAACTTTCCTATCACATTCACTGAAAAATTATCTAAAACCCACTGACGGCCAATTTTCCCTTTTTCATTCCTTTGGGAAAGGTTCATGTCGTACACCGTGTTTATCTCTTTAGCTATGGAATGGGGATAAGTCGACGCTTTTTTAAACTCCGTTTGATGTTCGCGGTATTCCGACCATTCAAGGGGAATTGAGCCAGATCCTTTTTCGCAACTTTCTTCACCGCAGCTGTAATCTGTGACCAAAGTAATTAGCTCGGTTAGTTTCGCTTCTTGAATGGGTATTTCCTGTCCGCCGCTTGTGAATGGATGACAATAAACGTCCATAAAATTATAGATTTCATTTAATTGATCCTCTCTTACTCCATATCCAACGTTAGTTGTTACTTGGGTTTTTTCCGAAGAGCACCTAGGACAATTTTTGTCTTCGCCATCGTATCCCTTAATTTCATAATCTCCGCATTTTTTACAAACGTGGGTAGTCAGAATCTCTGACTTCTCTATTCCGTATTCTCTAGCGAGTTTGTGTATTCCCCATCCCTCCTTCCAGTAGGTGTGGAAAAGGAGGTAGGTTTTTTTAGTCGGCTTGTTTTCTGCTTTCCATTTTGCGTACCCCTCTAAAAGGTTAGGGACAGATTTTCTTAACTGATTCCTGAATACAAACCCAATTATGAAAGCGTCTTCTTCTATGTTGTTTCTTTTTCGGAGATTTAACCTCTCTTCGTCGTCTAATCGGTAAAAATTATCTGACTCAATGCATCCATGAACCGTTTTAACGTGTTTATGTCCAGTCTCGTGAAGAGCCTTGGTTGCAAAAGAGCTCCAAATCCAATAGTTTTTTATTTTGGGGGCATTTGCAATGGCTGTTGGAAGAATGGGGAGAGAATCTAAAGTAGTCCAAATCACAGAGTTAATCTTATCAAACCAAGGTTTTCCCACGGCAAATTCTGTTCCCCATATATCTTGAACCCCGAAATAAAAATCCGGCTTTTCTTCTTTGATTACTTTATCTATAAGATGGGCCCCGTAGCTGGCTAACCGAGCCTGTCCGGGGTCTTGGCCTATTCGACGACGCTCTGCGGGATCATCGGGAAGAGTTCCTATTGATTTCCATGGAGTTGTTTTTAAAATCGGGTTTGAATAATCCGTTCCGCAACAATACTGGACGATCTCGTATTTTTTAGTTTTGTATAGATAAGATAAAAGGGCTTTGGCGTTTCTGCCAAAACCCGTCTTCGCTAGACTCGAGTCAGTTTGAAATAAAAGTTTCTTCATCACCAAGGAACATCAAGATTCACCTCTTGATTATTATCCTTGGTAACAGCAGGAGTTTCTACTTTTTCCTCAGTCTTTTTGTTAGCTGGTGGGTGGGAGGTGCCGTATTGACTCTCCTCAATACAGTCCGTAAAATAATTATTTAAGACTGTGAGAGCGTACTGTTTTAGCATGCGCCCCTCGGGGAAGGTGAAGCCGATTAGAAAGGACTTTTTAACACCTTCCACGGTATTATTTTGACCCAGAGTGAAGGAATAACCCACTTGGCTCCCCTCACGGACATAGGGGGAGAACTTGAAAGTTGTATTCCGCTCCTTGGTTCCGTGAAAATTACCAAATTCTCCATTGGTTTCAATGGCGTGAACCAAACCCGCGAGCTCAGTCACGCTGAACTTTGAGTTTGCCTTCTTCTCGGGGCCTGACCCCTTAAAGGTGCCGGTTCTCGACTCGGGGTTCCAAGACGACTGCTTAACGAAGTTTACCCACAAAGCCTTATCCTTCTTGCTGTAGGAAAAGGAGCAGGCTGATCCGGTGTTTTTCGCATTAGGTTTATAGAACTGTAACATAATATATCTATTTAGTATTGAGCTTTTCCAGCTCGGCTTGTAGTATTGTGGTTTTAGGTTAGGAAGTCAAGCTTTTTATTTCACTTAACTTCATAAAGATTTTTTGGTCTTGGGTTCTTACCAAATCGGCGAAAATAGTGTCTCCATCCTTTTTCATTCCTTTAACGATAACGATTCCTTTCTTTGCCGGTAAAGTTCCCCCGTTGTCTCTTCGGCAGTTGGCAATATTATCCCGGTTTTTTTGGGTGAAAATCATGGCTGTGCAGACTCCAGTTTCGTCTTGGATCGTTAAGCGCAAGTAGGGGGTTCCCTTCCGACTTTTTGCGCTGTAAGTATCCTCAACAGTCCCAATAAAGTTAACTCTGCTATTGTCATCCTTGCTCAAAGCGCTTTCTATGCTCTCCAAATGAGAATATTCCGAGCTTACTTTTCTCAAGAATTTGCCGTGGGTATAACCCAAAAGAGAGTTTTCGTAATACCAATTAGCAAAATCTTCATTCCTTTTGTTCTTTTTGTAAATTTCGTTATAGAGTTTAAAGTTGCGCCTGATAGTATCAATTCGTGAGTCTTTTATAAAAGGTCGTCCCTTCTCGTCTTTCAGTTCTTTATTTAAAAATTTGACTATTTGCATAAGGTCGCACTTTTTTTCCTCCGATACGTCAAAAGCCTTAGCCTTTTCCCTTGGGGTCAGGAGGTTCCAGAGTTGAGATTCGGCCACTATATAGCTTCGTGAGTGATCAAACTCCCCTTCCAAAGCTCCGGCTTGAATCAAGGCTGACAAAATGCCAATACCGATTCCCGCTTCGCTGGCCCCTTGGAAAACTTCGAACTTGGTTGAGTATTTATTTTTAAAACTTTCAAGTTTCTTGATTGATTTATCAGATATCCCTTTGATTGAAGTAAGCCCAAAGCGAAGGTTGTCCCCTTCGATTGAAAAATCCATTTCCGATTTAAGAAGGTTCGGCGAAAGAAGCTTCATGTCGAATTTTGGAAGCTCTCGACTGACCTTTGCTATTTCAGCAATAGGATCGGGTTCGAACCGCGTCATTTTCAACAATGCTAAAAAGAACTCCTTGGGATACTTAAATTTTAAAAATGTGGTTATGGCTGCCAAAGAGGCATAGGAAATCGAGTGCGACTTATTGAAGGAATAATTAGCTGAATCTTCAAGAACTTTCCACAAAACGTCTCCGACGTCCACCTCTCCCTTGCTGCCGAGCCACTCGGAAGAAAGCCTGTTTTCTTTTACTTTCTCTCGTATCTTCTTTTTCCATTTCCTTACTTCTTTTACCTTCTTTTTACCTACGATACGACGCAAAATTTCAGCTTCATCCAGTGTGAAGCCTATTTTATTTGCCATCTTCATCAATTGCTCTTGATATAGAGCGACACCCCCTGTGTCCTTCAGAATATCATCGAAGAAGGGGTGAATGGCCTCATAGACTCCGTTGTTTGTATAGTTTGCAAATTGATCAATGAATTGCATAGCGCCGGGACGTCCGAGAGCAAGAACCGCGCTTAATTCTTCAAGGTTTTTGGGTTTAACCTTGCGACACACCTCGTAGTTGGCATCAGCTTCTATTTGAAACAATCCATGCCGGTTTTTTAAGTCGAAAAGATTTTGGTAAATAAACTCGTCGTCCAGATCAATGTCTTCCGGTTTTATGTCTATGTTTTGGGTCTGCTTCAGAATCTTGCAGCACTCATGAACCACAGAAACAGTCCTTAACCCTAAAACGTCCAACTTAACATTAAACATGGAAACCCAGTTCATGTCGAAAGAGGACACAGGTTCCTTACCTGAATCCAGTTCGCAAGGACAACTCTCGATCATCTTGTCGTAGGACAATAAGATTCCGGAAGGATGCACCCCCTTGTTTTTGATTAAATTTCGCAATTTAAGGGCTATGTTGTAAACTTTCGGGTTCTTCTCACACCATGTTGCAAGCTCAGGCACTTCGTCACAAGCTTCCTTAATGTCCATTACTTGACCAAAAACCTTTGGTATGAGTGACGAAACCGTGTTCATTTCGGACTCTTCCTTACCTCCAACCACCTTGCCGCACTCTTTCATTACCAACTTACCACTTAAAGTGTTTAACGTTAGAATCTTAGAGGTGCTTCCCTTGAATTCATTCTCCAGATACTTAAGAACTTCCGCTCGTCTGTAGTAGCATACATCAATGTCTACATCGCACATGAGAGAACCGTCTAGGTAGGTTACTCCGTCTACTACCTTCTTCTTCGCCCTTGCTTTAGAAACAAACCTCTCAAAGAACAAATCGTACTTTACCGGATCTATTTGTGTTATTTGAAGTAAAAACAACACCATACTTCCAGCAGCAGAACCGCGCCCCAGCCCCAAAGGGATATCGTTTTCCCGGCAATAAGAAACAACCTTCCATACAAGAAGAATGTACTCCACAAAGTTCAATTCGGATAAAATCTCAAGTTCATACTTTATGCGATCAATGTAAGTCTTTTTGGATTCACCTTTGTCGAGTCCCAAATGCTTGAACCTGAGAATGCAAAGCTCTCTCAGGAAATCATAAGTAGATATATCTTTTGGGAGAGACAGGTCGTTGATGTATCTGTCTTCAATTTTAAAACTTGGTAAGCGGACTCCGTGAAGGGGTAGGTTGAGTCGTGAGAAATTTGAGGAAAAGTTACTTCTTTTTTCTTTTCCTTTTGGCTTTTGGTTTGCTGGGGGCGCAATCGTCGTCATCTCTTTCTTTTATTATTTCTTTTATTCGGTCGAGAGAAGCGATGAAAACCTGCTCTGCTTCTTTATCCACTCTAAAAAACACATCAACTTTGTCCTCTTTACGCCCTTCTCTGATGGCGAGTACGAGGTAATCGAGCTTTTCTTCATCCAGCTTCTCTGTGATGTCATATATAAAATCTAGGCTTGGCATGCAGGTATTATACCTACATTACACTTTTATTTAAAAATCTATCTGGTACTTAAGTTTATCCCAAACTTTTATGTTGAGTTCAAGGTCGACAAGTGCATCGTGGAGATTCGCGTAGTCATGTTCTATACTGTTTGACTTCCCTAAAGCTCCCAAACTTGTTCTGATCCCCTTTTTCCTTATGCTTATCATTTTCATTTGAAAGTCTAACAAGCTGCATTCATTATTTTTATATCTGTGGTCTAATGCCACCGATTTAGCCATCGCGAAAGTGTCTAACGTTTTATGAGGCAAATCATCGTAGTTTTTTCCGTGTTTTTTGTACCAATTCCTCAATAAATAAATATCAAACCCGAGAAAATTATGACCAACTAAGTAATCGCACTTTTCCACCAAGTTGTAAATTATCTGAAAAGCCTCTTCTTCGGGTCTGCATGCTTTTTTAAACTTGGAGTCCGAGTATTTTGTTATTCTTTTAGCCTCTTTACTTATTTTTAAATCGGTATCCCACTTGAGGTATAAATCCTGCCTTCCTCTTTCTTGGTTTTTAATGCGCCCTTTATCATCCTCTACAGTTTCAACTAGGATGGTGGCAACCTGCCAAGGGAGGTTAAATTTATCACTTAAACAGACATTGAAAGTCTCAAAGTCCATAAAAAGAAATTTTTTCTTTTGGAATCTTATTAAATGATTATCCATTTATAGCCTCCAAGTAACTTTCGTAACAAAATTCAGAAGAACACATGCCGTCAAAATTAGGTTTTTCTACGGTAGTGCGTCCGTTAATGCAACGGAACGTTAAATACGCGGAGAAATCTTTTTTGTGCTTATAGTAAATGCTTTTTGTTTTTACTATCTCGTATTTACCAGAGCAAAAATCAGATACCCTTGCTTGCATGTCTTTATCAAGGAGGACATCGTTGTCCTCCGAGAAGAATACTGGGTCAGTAAATGAAAAGTCGGGGACACATTGTGAATCCGTATATTTATTATTGTACAGAAACGAATCGTAAAAGGGAATCACAAGCAGCAAGTCGTTGCTCCACAGAAGTTTAAGCTGCTCAAAATCAATCCGTGGTTCGTAATAAAAGCCCTCTTGAGCGGCAAAAGTATAAATCTTTATTAGTTGCTTATACCCCTTGGCATTCTTAGCAAAAATTATGTTTTTGTAAGAGTTTCGCCTGCCTTCTTCGCTTTTGTTCCTGCTATCGGGGCAGAAGGTTAAACGAAGCCCAAAAATAAGTTTTATTTCAAGTGCTTCCGCGTTGGTAAAAGCTTCTAAAAAGCCCGCCATGTTGTCGTCCACAAGGTAAGCCTCTTTTATTCCTGCGTCATCACAGATGTCAAAAACCGAATCAGAACTTTCGTCCTCCTTGACTTCTTTGGGCATCTTGAGAGTTAAAATTGACCGCCCAAGACTGTAATGGCTTTTAAAAATGGGAGTTATTTCCTCCATGAAAATTTAAGTATACGGCACTTAGGCAAACATGTCAAGAATATTGTCTTGAGACATTCCCTTGTGTCGCGGACACCCGTCATAGCTTCTTTTTTCTATTTTTTCGCCCTTTTTGAGAGTTTTTTGGAGATCTTTTTTCTTTAAGGCTTTCCCTGTCTCTTCCCCTTTTTTATTCACGGTAACAAAATAATCGTAAGGATCAATATAAGGACACCTCCACTTGCCTATTTTACACAGCCACGAATCTTTCTTTTTGTCGGCAGCGTAATTTGTTGTGGCTGTTTCTTCGGTGAAGTTATTTATTACCCCAAAGGCATGAGACAAGTAGTATTCGAGGCCGCTGAGTTGAGCGTCTGTAAACTGGAGTTGCTGACGGGGCTGCTTGGGAAAACGCAAAAACTGAAATTCGACAGTCGGCTTGTACCCTTTCCATTCTTTCTTGGAAGCGAGCGTGTAAACCATCGCCTGAATGTTGGAGTGAAGCTCTTCTCCGCGAAATTTATATTTACTGCTTTTGTAATCTACGATTTTTATTTGTTTGTTTTTCTTGTAAACTATAGGTTTATCAATGAATCCCCTTATCTTATAAGGAGGGTTTTTGTTCTCAAGCAGGAATTCGTGCTCTGGTTTGTCCACCTTCCCTCCAGCCCCAAAAAAATCGCAACGTAACCCAACTAATATCATCTTGTTTACAAGAGTTGTGTTCTCTTCGTTAGTCATCGGTAGGTCGAAGCTCTTTTCCATTTGGATTAAATGCTTCATTACCAAACGGTGAACAGCGGCACTTCCTCTGATATGGTCTCCCTTTGTTATTAGGGTAAAATGCTTCTTGTGCTTCTTTTTGACTAGCATTTCGAAAACCAAATGGCATACGGTTCCCCGAAGCGCCCCTTCGTTTTGTTTTTGGGGCAGTCTGAGATGGTAGTTGCACCAGTAAGACCAAGAGCAGGTCTCGAGAGTTTTTAGTCTGGATGCGGAAAGAACTCTTTCCTTTACTTCTTTATTTGGCTTTTCCATTTTAGTATTTCTTCTCGGGACATGCTTCCAAAATCGTTTTTTGGAGGCAGTTTGATTTCAAGCTGCTGCTCGTCGAATTGACGAAGGAGATTATTTCGCGCTTTATTCGCCGCCCTGTTCCCCGCGTAATTTTCATCATTATTAAATGAGATGTATATTTTCTTCGGGTCTATCACCATTAGGATTTGTTTTATTTTTGAGGTGATCGACAAACCAAAAGTTACTATTGTATTTTTAACCCCCGCTTCCCAAAGAGATAGCATATCCCCTATACTCTCCACTAGAAATACCTCTTTCTCCGCCTGCAAATATTTTAAATTATACTTTAGGGGATAGCCCCATAAACGTTTTTCTCCAATGAGTTTCCATTTTAGCTGTTGTTTATTTGTGATATCTCTTCCGGCGACCCCCAAAAGCCTACCTCCCCTGTCGAAGATAGGGAAAACATGACGGTCTTTCATTTTTCCCGAACGCATTATACCGCTTTCGAAAAATTCCAATGTGGGAGGGGAGATTCCTCGGTCTTTCCAGTAGGAGTGGTCGGAGATGATTTGTTTTAAATTATCTTTATTTAAAATTAATGGAGCTTTGAGTTTCTCTTTCTCCGGTTTTGGGATTCGGAGTTGAAAGTTGTTCGAAATATAACTTTTAGCTTCGTTTAAATCTTTTAGCTTGAGCGTTATTTGGACTAACTCTTCCAAGTTTCCAAACCTATTCTCTTTGAAGTCTACCCATCTTCCGGTATCTTTTTTAATGCACAGCACGTTATTACTGCTGGACTCTCTGTACAAGGGCTTTGTCCGATACTCCCTTCCGCTGTCAAAGAGGGTATACCCTATGTTCGTTAGTATATCTTTTACCTCATGCATTAGTGCTTAAAAATCCGAATTCTTCAGTTGTGTTGTCTGTATTTTGGATGTCGAAGGATTGTTGCCCGTGTGTAATAATGTCTTGAAGAGTGCCTTCTTCTTGAACCTTAAAATTTTCCACCCTGAAATTAAGAAAGTTGTTCACTAGCCTCTCGCTGTCACTTTCCCGCCCATTAACACTTTCCACTACCCTTCTTCTTATTAAGTCTTGGTGCCCGGCTGCGTCACGCCCTTGAAAGCGGGTTTTAAGGGGGATCAGTTTATGAGTTCCAAACCTGTCGCCGTCTAAAGCTATTTCGTCCGTAGTCTTGCGCCTAAAGATAGCGACAAAAGTTGCAAACCACTGCAGCCTGTCAGAAAGCGATATCGCCGAGCTATCATCAACCAGACTGCCTGAGTTTCTATTAAAGCTTTCTCCAGAGCGATTCATTTGCATAGCCGTCACGAGAGGCGCGTCTATTTCTTCCGCTATTCTTTTTAATTTATCTATTTTTTCGCCAATAGCTTGGTGCTCCGCCCAATTTTTATCCACTCTTTCTCCCGTCAGCTTTATGTAATCATAAGCCACAACGCATTTATTTCCTCTTCCAACATACTTCAAGTGCCAGCGTCTAATCATGGCACATATTTCGTCAGTCGTTTTATTTCGAACGTGATAATGATAGTACTTGTGTTTCTTTAGTTCTTGGAAATACCCCCTGACTTTTTCTGTCATCTTTTCGTTCGACCTCCATTTTCCAGTTTCAAGAAACCATAAGGGGACGTCTGTTTTAGCTGCCGCCATTCTAAATTGGATTTCTTCCGTAGTCATTTCCGTGTCGAGTACCAACACGGGAACATCATTTTTTATAGCTGTTCCCAGACAAAGTTCGTTAATGAAGGTTGTCTTGCCTTGCGCGGGTCTTGATACTATCGCGTAAATATTTCCTCCCCTGAGGCCTCCATATAGTCGATTGAATTCACCATATGATGTTGAAAGGCCTGTGTCATCAGAAGGACTGTTTCCCCTTTCTTCAATCTTAAACTCTAGATCATCAAAAACGTTTTGTGGGTCATCGTCGAAAGAGTAACTTGAAATTTTTTCGCTATAGATTGAGTCGGCGGAAGCTATGATTGAATCGAGATCTTCGTTGGACGCGTTTGTTACGTGCTGCTTTATTCGATCAGCTGTTTCGCTTATCTCTCTCCTGACCCGAACCTTGACTAACTCTTTACAAGAATCAATGACGGCCCCACGGGTAATAGGGGTATAACTTAAAGTGTTAATGTAGTCATATATGTCTATGTCATCTTTTGAAGAAATCCCTAGGTTGGATATCTTTGTTGCCAAGAGAACCTTGTCTATTTTTTCGTTATTTAAAACGGCTTCCCTGAGGATGCAATAAACTGTCTGGTGGACATCATTATAGAAGTCTGCCGCACTAACAAAAGAGTCTATCTCTGGTAATACGTCAGGATGTTTAAGGAGCCCCCCTAGGACATGGCCCTCGACCTGATTAGAATATATGGGCATCTATATTATTTATATACCCGATCTACTTTAAAGAAATAGTCAAAAAGAGTGTCGGGGGCTTGAAGCCCTCCGATTGCTGTATAAACAGCTACGCCTTCCTTCGCGCCCGCATAAATTCCGCGGTGCACGGTGGATTTAGAACCCATCATCCTGCTTAACTGCTCAAAACCGTGTTCTAAACTGGACTGAGGTATCTTATCGAGAGAATCCTTGTCACCAATGATAACGCACGCAGCTACATTTCCAGTAGCGGCGTCTATTCCCGCTAAGATGTTTTTGCGTAAGTTGTCCCTCACCGCATAGGAAATACCTGTATCGGTATAGTCCTTCACGGGCGTTGCTCCAAACATAATTATCCCAGAAGAGAAAATGGTATCAAGATCGGCCTTGTCGAAAGTGGTGTAAGCCGACTCCTTCGCCGAAATCTTATTAAAGAGGTGGAAGATGGAGCAGACGCTGTTGTTTGCCGTGCCCCAAAACTGGTTAACGCTCAGCTTGGGGTAAAGTTGCTTAATTTTTTCATTGTCCAAGATAACCAACGGAGAAACTACTCCAGCTTTTTGAAGCTCAAGCGTCCTAAGAACCGTGCCCTTGGCATTATCCTGAACCTTTATCCCCTCTCCCCTTGTTGGGAGAGCCAGAATACAGCCAATTTTTGCATCTGTGTCTTTCTTTTCTTTACCCAATGATTGACTAAGGTCGTGGCATATATCTATAACTCTAGCGACACCTCCGGCTCCAGTGCCTCCTCCTGCTCCAGCACAAACCAAAACTCTTTCGTATCCATTCCCAAAAGTCTTCTTGAGAAAGTCTAAAATGTCCTCATATCTTGTTCGAAAGACTTCATCAGCCGTATCTGGGTTTTTTCCTGCCCCTCCGTCTCCAACGAGGAGTTTGTTTTCTTCGGGAATTTTAATTAGGGATAAATCTTGCTGGGCAGTGTTGATAATTCCTACCCTTCTGTAACCCAAGTTCCAAAAAGACTCCGCAAGTCGCGAGCCCCCTTGCCCGACCCCCACTATAGCAAAATTAAAAGCGGCATCATTAAACTCATCTTTGACCCCGTCCTCCAAGGGTTCGTCGTCTGGAAGTGGAATGTCTGGAAGGTCTATTCCCAAATCAGTTACTTCAGTGGGTGTTACCTCAGACGTTGCGTCGCTCATCGGTATTGATGCGCCGGTTGGAGGCGTAATAGCTTCTCCCGCCACGAGGGAAGGAGGGGCTTCGGCTGGTTTATTTTCTGGATAATATTCGTGGATAGGTGTATCACTCATTTTCGTCTAGTCCTTCTTCTTCTTCTTCGTGCTCTTCTTCGAAAACATTATTTATGTTTTCATTAAAACTTTTAGCGTTCACGCCCTCCATCGCATCCGCCCAGTGACTTACTAAATATTGCAATGACATGGCGTTTCTTTCATCCTCCACCTTGGAGTAAACTCGAGGGTTGCCATCCTCGTCGAAATTAAACAACATGAAGCCCCCGCAGGACCACTCGCTGATCTGGTCTAGAATGATGTCGGGTATTCTGTGCGTTTCGCTAATTTTCATACAACTTATTACACTATTTTACACACTCACCGAAAACTTCTCCAAAATGTATTCTGGAGATAGAGATGCTAAATCTTCTTGGGTTATTTCCAAAAGTTTAAAATTATTGTTTTCAAGCCACACTCTTTTGTGGTAATCTCTTTTTATAGATTTAAGATAATTAGCACGAGAATTACCATGAAAAAACTTGTTAAACGACTCGTGTTGAGCGCCTTGCACTTCCACAGCAATTCTTTTGGTCATATTTATCATATCTACCTTCATCCTTGTCCCGTAAACCGGAAATTCTTCGTAGCATATATGACTAATCCAATAAGGCTTGAAAAATTGCTTAACTTCAAATTGAATATTTGAGCGACATTCTTTTCCCCACTTGATTCGGTATTTGTTAACACTTTTGTATATAAGTTTTCCTGCTATGTTGTAAAGTTTCACTTAGCAATTCGTAAGGCTTTTCTGAATTTGTTAAAAAGAAAATCACATATTTCCGTCTTGTCTTCTAAGTATTTGCGAAAATTATCTGCGCCTTGATGTTTTACTACCATCTCTAGGTTGGCTTTTTTCAGTTCTTTAATTATTGATTCGTCTACAATAATCCAAGCCCCACTAACTTTCGTCATATCAAATTGTTGAAGCATAAATATCACTTCGTATTCTGTCCAGATGCTTCTACCTCCAATACGACCATATTTAATTGGATACTCCACTTTTTTTCCAGTTTTCTCATTGGCAGATTTTCGGAAGATAACCTTACAGTGGTGGCCTTCTGGTTCGTCGGATTTAGGCGGTATCATATCTTTCTGGTACCGAGGCTGAAATTCCAAAATCCAGTCAGAGTAGTGAAGCAACGCGTTTCCTCCAGAAGCGTTTGTTACTTTGGGGTCAGCTTTTTCGTACCCAATGGTGACTTTGCTTCTAACCTGAGAAATCATGAAGCATATGTGACCTTTCGTGGAAAGCCCCAAAGCCATCTTCTTCAAAAAATTAGAACTTAAAACAGAACCCCCTGCGACCTTATCTGATTCCTCAAATGGACGATCCAAGTCATTTTTGGGAACCATAGCGTCCATTGAGTCTATTATAAAAAAATATTTACATTCAGAAGGGTTCTCGGTGATTAAATTCTTCATTAACTGCAAAACACTCTCAAAAATATTACTTTTATAAACGAACCATTTCTTCGCCGAAGTATCTACACCGGACCGCTCTATCATTTCGGGAGATAATCGCCCTTCCGACTTAATGTAGATAACCATACCGTTATCCACCGTTTTTTGAAAGTTTCTAGCGAAGGAAAGAGCGCAGGAAGTTTTGCCCCCCTCCACAACTCCCGATGCTCTAATTACAGAAGGACGAATTCCTCCCCCCATTTCTATGTCCAGAAGCAGGCTTCCGCTGGACACTACATATTCGTGAATTTTTTCGAAGTTAAAATGCTCATCCTTATTCTCTTGGAGGTAGCTCCGTATTTGCTCTACGGGGCTTGAGCCTTCAGTTGTTTTCTTTTTTGCTGCCATATTTTAGAAAATCCTTAATACTTGTGGTTTTTTGAGACATTACCTTGTCGTTGCCGAATTTGGCGTCCGGTACATTATGTCGGATAGGGGGTGCCAAGTCAAGACTAAATTTAGCGTACTCTATTTTGAGGTAAGCTAGACCTTGGGGGGCGACATACCAAGTTAAGCTGTCGGCGTCGAATTTAGGGGGAAGCGCCTTCCAGAAAGCTTTAAGGGGGTATTTTTCAATTAATCTTTTAGCAAACCCCATTTCCCTCAAAGAGGCGTTCCGATCTTTCCATATGGCTTTCGGGTTCTTTAGTAATTTATTTATTATGAAGCCGTTTAGCGTCTCTTCGGGCTTCTTACGGCCCTTCCTCAGGCATGGAGGAGAGCAAAACTTTTTTTTATAAGGTGAATGGAACGATTTGTTACAATGTTCACATTCGAATCTTTTGAGCTTCGCCATCGCCTTCTACCTTATCGGGTTCGGGCTTGCGTGTCAAGCTTTGTGTAGTATTTTTGAAAAACCTCAAAAGGGGAGGCTCGGGGGGAAAAAGTCCGTTTTTCCCAAAAAAAATTATGATTGTTTGGGTTTGAGGCGACTTTCCCAAGATGCGACCATGTCTTCAACCAAGGTCGTGAAGTTGTATTTCGGTTCCCATTCCAAAGCCTTGCGTGATTTAGAGGAGTCTCCCTGAAGTTTTTTGAGTTCTTCGGGGCGCATAAATTTTGCGTCCTGTTTGACGTAATCTTTATAGTCTAAGTCGTAATAACCAAAAGCTGCGTGGCAAAAATCTCTAACAGAATGACTTTCTTTGGAAGATATAACAAATTCATCGGGCTCATGGTGCTGGAGAATCAAATGCATGGCTCTTACGTAGTCTTTGGCGTGTCCCCAGTCTCTGTGAGAATCTAAGTTTCCCAAGGTTAGGTCCTCTTGTAGGCCTAGTTTAATGGCGGCAGCTCCTCGTGCTATTTTTGCGGTTACAAAATTGGCTCCACGACGTGGAGATTCATGATTGAAAAGTATCCCGTTCGAGGCAAATAAACCATAGGAATTGCGATAATTCCTCACGATGCAATAAGCCGCAAGCTTTGAGCACCCGTATGGGCTTACGGGTTTCATGGCGGTTGTCTCTCTCTGAAAGCCGTCAGAGTCAATTTCGTTTCCAAACATTTCGGAAGAGCTGGCTTGATAAAAGTGGGCTTTCGGGCATATTGTACGGTAAGCTTCCAAAAGGTTTAAAGTTCCCACGACATTCGTCTGCATAGTAAACTGGGGAATATCAAAACTTATCCGGACATGGCTCTGCGCTCCCAAATTGTAGATCTCATCCGGTTTGACTAGAGCTACCAGACGGTTAATAGAAGAAGGATCTAGGAGGTCTCCATAGTCTGCTTCCAAACCCTTGTCGAAAAGATGAACAACTCGAGTGTCTTGTGATTCCGCGTCCGAATGACGACGTATCATTCCATAAACATCGTAATCTTTTTCTAGAAGGTGCTCGGCGAGATAGCTACCGTCTTGACCAGACAGTCCTGTTATAAATGCTTTCTTTTTCACTTTAAAAGTATATTAATCCGCGGCGCTATTTTCTAATATAATTAAGGCGGTCCTCAAAATTTAAAAACTTTCATTTGGGTCAAGTCGGGCCAATCGTTAACCACCCACTCGCGAGGAGTAGTTTCTATCGCGGAAGGGAGTTTATCCAATCCTTTTTGCGCTGTCTCTGGCGTCATATAATAATGGTAGCCTATGGTTTCTATATTTTGTTCTCGCCAAGGAACATTGGGAATTCTTCCGTCGTAAGACATTTTTTTTAACTCTTCGGCGCTAGTTTCGCTGTCCGTTAGAATTACCCCCCCTCGACCCAGACTAAGGTGTTTTTGGAACTGGAAACTAATGCACATGTAAGTTCCCGCTATGTAACTATTCCTCTCCCAAAGAACAGCAGCGTCTATAATTTTCCAACGTGATGTAGTATCGGTAAGAAAGTAATAATCCTTCCAATTCTCGTCTTTCCATTCTCGTTTTATTTTTAACTTTTCTGCGAGGAGGGGGACGGAAAGATAGGTGCGGTGCGGAACATTAATAGATTGCACTTGAGACAAACGCAAACAAAGCTCTAGGCCGTGAGTACAGCAATCTACAGCAACGGCATAAGGAGAGCCGAAAAAATCGGCTATTCTTTTTTCAAATTCATCAACTATATCAAACATTTTTTTATGGTAATTTATTCTGAGGCACGATGCAGTCTACTCTAAATGTGTCGGATTCATATTCCTTTCCTCCCCTAGCTCCTTCGCTAAACACAATAAATTGATTGCCTAGCTGCCTAATGACAAGGGCATGAATTTCATTCGGTGGGGTAGTTACTATATCCCCTACATTTGCGACCACCATCTTAACGAAGTCGTGAGAATCAACTGGTTTATACCAGTACTCTAAACATCCTTTCGTCATTAGCATGTGTTGAGTGCTGTTCTTGTGATAATGATTCCCTCGGAGCACGTTTGGCTCCGAAGTTACAACAGCTACATGCTCTATATTATGCTTATAAAATACGTCGACAATTGAACCTCTGTCGTCTACGTGAAGTTCTAAGGGGTCTTTTACGTCTTTATTAATGTTTTTTATTTTCATGTCAGTTTACATTCCAGAAATTTAATCTTATTGTTTATTTTTTTAAGATTTTCTTTTATCGCATCGGATATATTCCAAGCTAGAATCAAAGCGTATACTTCATCGTACTTTGCGAATATTTCATCTCCGGTGATGGGTATTCTTGTTAACGGTGTATATTTCCCTTGTTTATGTTCGGAAGAATCTGTAATATAATCTAACATCGAGTTATCTAACTTATAAAAAGTCAAAAGAGTGTTTCCTTTTGCCGCCGCCCCTACCCCTACTATGGGATGCCCCTTTAGTTTTATTTCACAAACTTCTTTTAGGAAATAATTTCTTTGCTGGTGCAGGTTTCGCATGAACTCTTTATATGTGTTTTCGTCAAACAGCCCGAAATCTTCTTCTTTTTTAATCATGTCTTCGATGCGGCTTTGCGGGGTTGTTTCGTTGCTCTTTCTTGCGAACACCCTCAAAGATCCACCGTGATAATCAACTACTTGTACGTCCACAATTTCTAGTCCATATTTTCTAAGCAATTCGTAAGAAAATTTGACGGTAAAATACGTTACATGTTCGTGGTATATTTGGTCAAATTTCTTGTCTTTAATTGTGTTGTACCAATAAGGTACTTCGTATACAAATACCCCATTATTTTTTAATAAATTTATTACACCAATGGTAAAATCTTCGACATCGTTAGCGTGATTGAAAACGTTGTTTGCTACGATAAGATCCGCCTCGCCAAGTTTTTCTTTTATATCCTCGCCTACCTTGCTGCCAAAAAAATCACAATAAGTTTCGACCCCTAATTTTGACGCCAGCTTGGCGACATATGGTGACGGGTCCACGCCCAGTACTTGGTGTCCCATGTTCTTGAATTCTTTTGTTAAAAAACCATCGTTGGAACCTATTTCAACAACTTTCGAACCTTTCGGCAGCTTTATTTTTTCATCAACTTCCCGGGCAAAGTTCCTCCAATGGTTTCTCGAAAATTCAGAGTTGGATGACGTGTAAGAATAATCGTAATCCACATATCTGCCGTGCTGTTCTGTTCTTACTCCGGCTTTTATTTCGCCGCTGTCTTTGTCCAGAAAACACTCCAACGGGTAAACCGGCTCAGACAGTCCAAGTTGATTTTGTTTTACAAACGTATCTGCAAACGCATGCATTCCCAAATCTATTATTTTCTTATTCGTTTTCATACTGGTATTAAGGTTTTATCTAGTTCCACTCCCATATAAGGTCCATTTTTTAACTCATAAAGAATCGTATCGTCTTTTAGCGTCTCGAAAGTATGCCCTCCTCTAAAATTTAAAACGCAGTCTCCTTCCTCGATGACTTCTTCATAAAAGAAGGTGTCATCAAGGTCGTAAAGGGAAACTAATATCTCCCCTTTTATAACAACCCATGCTTCTTGGGTTAGGGAAGTTTCCCGATGCAAAACGTTATGGCGGTGAGGCTTAAACTTTTCTCCTTTTTTAAGTTTTTTGGACGACACTTGAAGCGGTTCGTTTTTATCGGCTAAATCGATTCTTTCTGAGTTGATATCTGTCAGTTTATTGATTACTGTAAGTAGGCATTTAGGTTCAATTTTAGAATATATTTTTTTCATGTCCGCGTATCTATATCTTATTTATTTCCTCTTGTAGCTCCGGGCTTATTAAGTTAAACCAAGCTTCTTTATTTTCCCACCCGCGCGTGGCCGCGTAGGCTTCTACCTTGGAGACGGGATATTTCTCACCATAGACCAAAAGTACAGAGAACTCATTATCATCCAACCATCTCCGGGATCCTCCAAGCTCGAAATCCCACGGGGAAAGTCCCGGTTGGCAATATTTTAAGAAAAACTTTTTGTTCCATATGGATGCTTGTGCTGTTATCGCGTAGTTAGTCTTTTTGGTTAACTTGTAAAGTTTTCCATCTCCATAGTTTTTGACAAGGTTAGCTTTATAATGAGGATTGTTGTCGATCGTATACCCTCCTTGCCCATTGTTCGAGGGTTGGCACGGATCTGCTAAATTTATTCTTCCTATGGTGGGGTCGTTTTGAATTATTTCTGTTAATTGGTTTAGCCATCCTGTGTCAGTATGGTCAACAAAAGCTATGTCTTCGGTACCATAAATAAAAAAGTCCTCTCCTTTCGTTTCGAAAAATTCGCGTAAGTCCGTAGACCATTCTTGCAATGGCCCCTGTTGGCCCATCGAGTGAAACGTTCCCATTTCTCCAACATCAACTGGAGTGTACCCTAACACATTAAATTCTTGACCGTTCCAAAATTTCTGGTATAGTTCTACAAAAACCTTCAAGCATTCAACATGTTTGTCATTAGTAGAAATGTAGACTGGAAGGTTTAATTTAGTCATTGAAATCTTAATCTTGAAGATCCTTAAAACATGTTCTCCATTTTCGAGAATAATATGATCCCACCAGTTCTTCTCCTTTTTGTATATTTCTTATAGCAATGATTTTCATGGTGTTGTTGGGTAAATCTCTGATTTTTTTTATATTTGGTTTTTCTGAATGATTATAAAACGGCAAGCAGCCGCTACCTGCGGCCCATATTGTTCTATCATCACTCCAAGTAAATAGGTGTGGGTTTTCATTTCCGTCAACATTTTTTATCCTCATCATTATCCCAGTTTCTACGACTTCTCCCTCTTCAAGGTTTACATCAGCAAAAGCTCCATAACCATAAGAGGATTCCGCGATGGTAACTTTATGACAGTCTATATGGTTTTTCATAATCTGGCGAATGTTATTTATAATATCAGTTGTATGATACTTAGTATTTGAAAGGTAATGAAACTTTTCTGAGTTAATAATCTCCTCCCTATAAGCGAGTTTCATTTCAGATTTCCAATTTACAGTATCATTGACCGCGTGTAATATATAATCAAAGTTATTTTTTTCTAAAAACTCTAAAGAAGGATCCCACGGAGCATTTTCATAAACTTTATCCACATATCTACATGCTTTTAACATTTCAACTCTGTCATTATGTGGTATAATCGGCTGGCGTTTATGCTGAACGACATCTTTATCTGAGCATACACCAACTACAACCTCATCATACATGTTGCTAGCCCTCCTTAATAGTTCAACATGACCTCGATGAAATAAATCCCAAACACCGTCAACATAACCAGTGGTTTTTCCTTCACTTAATAGATTTTCATTTTTCATTTAATCGTTATCTAGATATATTTGGTGCTCAAAAAATATAGTGCCTTTTTCTCCAATGGCGTCACACGAAGGATTAGCCATAATTTCATTATAAAATGCATAATCCATCCACGTCCATAAATGGTTTCCCATATTTTCGTTTAGTGATTTGTTAGGGAAGAATAATTTAAAATATTTTTTTGCATTGTTTACGTTTTTCTCACTTAAATATTGTGACTTATATTTTTCAGCAATTTTATTAATTGAATCTCCTATATCACCTCGTCTGATTAAATTTTCTCCACACGCTATATCGGCTCCCCACGGTATTTTGTATTTCATAATAGCACATTGATACTCAGAATCAACGAATTTCTTTACGTCTCCGTCTTTTAGGTTTATTAAGTCTCCCGCAACCATAATACAATCTCCGGTTGGGTGAAGAGCCGCTTCGAAAGTACTATACATTTTTTTGTCTTTAGGAAGAAGTATTTGAATGCCTTGCATGTCACACACATGATCTATTAATTTGGTATTCTCTTTATCGATAACCACATACAACTTTGTGTTATGGATTCTACATTTCTCCACAACTAAATTTATAAGAGGTTCACCATTAAAAATCTCTAAGTGTCTAGTCCGGTTGTTTTTTGGAGGACCACTAGCGAGAATTATAATATTTTTATTCACTTTCATTTTTTTATAAAGGCGAGTGCTTTTTCTATAAAGTAATATAGTTTAGAATCCTTGCGCAAAAGCCTGCCTAAAATGCGATATCTAAGTCGAGGCTTCCACCCGTTTGGACGAGCGTGCCAGTGCAAGTGGTCTAGAATTCTATGTTGAACTTTGTCAATCCAAAATTGGTCGTTCCCAAACTTTTCAAAAGCCACCTTCCTAAGCGATTCCTCCATCTCAGCGCGGTCTGCCTCCGAAACTGTCATGGTGTGCAAGGGTTTTCCCCTCCACACAGCCATAGGAAGAAAACAGGACATACAGTCCATGATTATCCACCTCGAATCACTTTCGTCGTACGTATGGATGACAGTTTTTAATTCGCAAAGCCCACAAGATTGTCTAGCGGTGTAACTCATTTATTAATTGCAAATCTTTCTTGTCTTTTTCTTCTCCGCGTTTTTCTTTCAAGTCTTTTATTACTTCTAGCGAAGCGTATTTTAGCCCGTTAAAATAAAAATGATTTTCTGGGTTATAGATTATATCGTCTATTGTTTTGGAGTATCTTCCTTTAGAATACTCGTTATGACTGTCAATATCTGGATGGCCATCTATGCGTGGCCCCCGGTGTAAATAATCTAAGTCTTTACCCTCTCTTAAACCCAACACCGAAAGCACCGAGCTAGCGGTTACACAGTAGTCGTCAGGGTCAATCCTGTTACGAATTAAATTTCGAAAAAGCGAACAAGATAAATTTTCATACGGCTCATAATAGTTGGGCTTCATTACGTTCATCATGTCGATGCTGTTACTGTTAAAAAACGCGCGAGATAGCCTAAATGTTTCCTCCCATGTGTCATTGATATGAATTGAGTGGTTCCCAACGCCAAACACCTTTCTAACTTCTTCTTTGATGGTGGTCGTATCTTTTGGGTCTGTTACTGTTATCGCGTATACGTTTACATCCCCTTCTCTTCGAAAACATAATCTAGCTTTTTCTTTTAAGCCTGCGTAATCGCTTTCGGGTGTCCCTCCCCATATTTCGCCGTTATACATTTGCCTCATCAGGTGAAGGGCACCATTAGGGTTAAGCTCAAGGCTTTTTTTGTAAAAAATATCAGCTTTCGACGCTATGATTCTTTCCGCCTCTTCGATATCTCCTTCTGCGGGGGGAAATATCGTGGCAATAAATGTGTTGGGTTTAATTTTGCAGTATTCCAGAGCTATGGAGTCACAGTACTTTATGTCCAGTCCTTCTTTGACGAAATCCTTTTTGTTCTTGAAGTATTTGTAGTCTACGTTGGTCTGGCCCACCCCTCCTTCTTCAAAACATATTGGTTTGTTTAAAAGGATGCATGCGGCTGTTCTATGCCCTCCATTAATTAACCGGTGGTCAGCCGTTGCGTTAATTTTTGATTTTTTGGGGTTGAACCCTTCTCTTTGAATCGAGCGAAGCAAGTCTTTGAAAGAGTTTTCGTATTCTTCTATGCCGTTTTTCCCGTCTCCGTGTTGGCAATCGTTCCACACTTTCAAATGGCTATGGTAGAGGTCCTCCCCGTAAGAAGTTTCCCTTTCTTTTAAAAGCAAAAGGCCGTAGATGTATTTAGCTAGAATGTCAAACCGAGAAGAGTTAAGAAAAACCAAGGGGTCTACTTTGTTGTGGAGAAGGGTGTTTTTAAATGACTCAAAACTATTCTTCATCCAGTCAACATAATCGTAATAGTTATTTTCTATATCAGAAAAATCCGCATGCTGTATAAAGAGCATTTTTTGCGGAATAAAAGATTGGGAATCTTTCAAGATGTGCCTGCTAAAATAAACGTCTATCGCTTTCTTTTCGGAAAGCCAAGTCAGAATGTTCTCCTCGGTGGGTAGTTTTTGGTCAAGAAGTTCGTAAAAGTTGGAGTTAACGGCAAACGAATGCGTAGTGTGACACGATTTTAATCTAAACAGGTTGTCAGAGAAGTTTCCCAAGGGGAAAGTGCCATATTCGTCTGTAAGATTTCCCCCCAAATATAGAATATCCCACTCTTCCGGAAGTTCTTGGTGGGTAAGGCGTAAAGACTCCAGACACTCTTCTGGGGGGTAGCATAGGTCAAAGTCATCCTCTAAAACTAAATAATTCTTAAGGCCAAGCTCCGCGGCTTTCCTTAAAATTGTCGCATGAGACAAGGCGCACCCAGCTCTTCCTCTTGTTTTTGGGTCTATGTCGGTAAGGTGGGGGAGGGTTAACGCGGGAAACCTCTCCACCTTGTCTTTTATCCCCAAACGGGAAAACTTGTCGCAGCATTTTTCCCATCTATCCTTGCGGCTATCAAGGTTAATACAATAAATTTTATCAAAAGAATCAAAAGGGTTAGTCATCTCTTCTTATCTTGCTAATAAAATCAGCAAACCCCTTTCTTTTTTGCCTCATTTTATTTATTAAGTCTACGCCGTTTAAATTATACCATTCCTCGTAAGAGGCCCCCACTAAGCCGTTGGTTATTACTTTTAGCCCCATCATTTTAGCTTCCAGCGCCACTCGGCAACAGGTTTCGGGGGTTGACGGATGAAAAACCAAGGTAGAATAGGAAGAAAGTATTTTCAGAAACTTGGAATAGTCTGAATTTCCTATAATATCGTATCCGAGATCGTGATCTTTACAATATTGAGTGGACTCTTTTACTCCTTTTTGAGGGTATTTGGAATCAATGATTGCGCATTTGTCATTTTTTTCTGTACTCGCAAGGGCCCCTAGTAGTTCCAGTTGCTCCTTCGACCACAGGTTGCCTGAAAAGTTAACTGTTTTTAAGGGTCGGTGGATGTTTTTGTCGTAAATGTCTTTCTGGAATCGGGTTTGGCATATTATCTTGTGGGCATCTCTGTGAAAGTTTACATTTATTAATTCGTTTTGGGGGACTAGGAAGTCGGGATATGCCGCAGGGTTGGTGTGGGCAACGAATTTATAATCGTGACAGTATAGAATATATTTGCACTTACTCTGAATAAGGTCCCGAAGAGCGAGATCAACCCCAAAAAAGTTGGAAATTATAAAGAAAGAATCAAGATTTTCCCGGATGAACCCCTCGTAGAGATAGCGACTTTTTATTTTGAAAACATCAAAGCGCTTAGACAAGAGCTTGTATATCTCTTCATCGTTTAATGCTGCGCCTCCTATGAAATCGTCAATAAAGAAATCACTTATCAATATAATTTTATCATTCAAATCTACTTGGGTCTTTGGGGTGTTTGGCCCCTTTCCTTTTTGCTGAATAGTCCTTAAAAAATTGTTTTTTCACAGGGTCTTCTCCGTGTTCTTTAGTTCTCTTTTCTGAAGCGATGGCTGACTGGTCCCATATATCTCCAATGGTTCCTTTCGCTTTTTCTCTAAACTCAGATGCGGAATTAGGGTCTATTCGGGTATCTATTGAAGCGTTGGGGATGGTGTAAACACGGTTGTAAGGCACTCCTTCGATTTCGTAAGAGTGTTCCTCGTGAACGCTTTGCCATACGCTGACCTGCTCACCGGTGTCAGGGTTTTCATAGAGGTATTCAGGCATCCATTACCTTTATTATTGCATCAACTGTATTCTTATATGTAAATTTATCTTGCAACTTGAGGCCCTCCGAGTTTTTTGGGGAAGCCTTGTATCTCTCTATTGCTTTTTCGCAGCCATCTATAAAATCATCTTCATTAAAAGTGTAAATGTTTCCTTGGTTAAATGCCCCTCCTTTCTTAAAGAAAACCCCATCATGAGCCTCCTCTTTTCCTCTGGGCTCAATTAAAACACTATTATTTTCATTCGCCCACTCCTTGTAGGCTGTAGCATTTAAGATTACTCCATGTTTTCCGAGGGCTACCGATTGAAACTCGGGAAGCCCCCACCCTTCTGCTCCTGACATGCCTAAGATAATGTTCCCGGAATTGAGAAAGTCATTATAAAGGCTATTCTTCTGCATTGCTCCAAGAAAATTTATATTAAAATAGGATTTTCCCCCCATGGTGTGGCTTATGTTAGCCTTAAACTCTTCTTCTTTCATGAAGGGGTTAGCTATGGCACACTGCAGGACGTAGTCCTTATTGTTTCCGTACTTCTTGAGCCAAGATTGAATTATTTTTTTGTGGTGTTTTCTTTTTTCCAGCTTTCCTGTGAGGTTAAAAACGATTTTTCCCTTTAGGTAGTCTTGTTTTTTTACGTGAAAGTTGTCTTTGTCAAAACCCAGAGGAATATATTTACAGTTGTCAACTCCGTGATTTTCTAAAACTTCTTTCGAATAACTGGAGCTTACTATCGTGTTTTTTTGATTTTTAGCTATATTTACTTCGATTGACGTAGGGTGGTCAAGTTCGTAAAAGGTAAAAAGGCTTTGCTCTTTAGCGTAGGATGTGAGGCTTTCGTGGTTTAAGTGCCATAGTTTAAAAATTGGGGTGTTCCGATCGTAGTGTTCGAAAGCTTTCTTTATCCCCGACTCAATCCATTTGTTGAGGTCGGGGGTGGTCTCTTGAGCTGAAAGATCTGATTGACCTATGGTGAACAGGCAAGGCTGCACGCCCCTCTGGTGAAATTCACGCAGAAGGGCAGTGCTCACCTGACCAAAACTTACACCATTTAGTGGTAGATGTAAGGCGAAGTCTGACATTTAAAACAATGCGTCTTCGTCTGTTGAGGCACTTGCAGAAACGGTTTCCTTGGAAGCTTCCTGTCCAGAATCCTGCCTCTGCTCGCGCTCTTCACTCTTGTACACACGAAAGTCTGGAGCCCTCTCATTGGCAACAGTTCCGTCTTCGTTGAGTTTGTGTTTATTTTTGAAGATAACCAGCTGCACCTTACCTGACGCATCTTTTAATTCGATGTGTCCGGTCATGTATTGTGTGCCGCTAAGGCTTGTCTTCACCCAAAGAGCGCCAAGTTCGCGCTCTTTCCAGTCGTTGTTCTTTTGTTCGTCCGACATAAGAGTCTGTATATTATGGCAAGCGGGGAGGCTTGTCAACACTTTTTTTTCAAATGGTATCCAAGAACTTTTCGCTCTTGATCTTTTTCCTTAAAACATCTATTCCTCGATTGTGTAAATTGATTGCGGTTTGAGTGCTTATTTTTAGCTCGTCTGCGACCTTACACCACGAAGGCTTCTTATCTAAAGTGGAATACCTCATCAAGAAAATTTGCTTTATCCTCTTGTCTTTCAGCTGTTTAAGGATGTTATTGGTGAATTCGAAGAGGTTATCTGTTTTTTCTTCCGAAGTTTTCTCTTTGAGTACATCTAATATTTCATCCTCGGTCGTCACCAATCGATCTTTCGACTTTTTATTTAAAGCGTTAAGGCAACTGTATTTGACTTGGTTCGCCAACCAAGTGGAGAATTTGACATTTTTATCGGGGCTAAAACTCTTCGCTGAGTTCCAAATAATTAAATTTTTATCAGAGGAAGCTTCGTTTACGTCAATGTTATATGCGTAAAAACTTCCCGAGTATTTTTTAATTATTTTAAAACAGAGCGCCGAATGGCGGCTTATAAGCTCTCTTAAACTGTCCTCACAATTGGAAATACTGATTCTTTCAGCTAGATAATTATCACTTACATTATTCCAGAGTCCCTTTTCCATAATTCTACCTTGTTCCCGAAGTTTCCGAAGGTGCACTCGCTATCTCCCTCCATGTTAAGGACATAGCGCGTGTGCTTCTTAAACATACGCGGAAGAATTATAGAATATTCGATCAAATCGTCAAAGTTTTTTTCCAAAAAAACATTAGCGTCCGAAAACGGAGATTCAAATGGGTCATTGGATTGTACGGAGGTCTCCACCATGAAGGCAAAATTTATATCAGATTCGGCGGAAAAAAGATCACTATTAAAGCGACAAATCTTAATATCGTAAGCAAAAAGAGCATTTAATTCATTAAATTTTAGATAATGTATTGAAGAAAGAGTGTCGGGGTGAAGAGTGAGCTCGGCCTTCCTCCCGCAATAAGCGACTATGGGCTGACATAAACAATCAATTAGGGAAGATTCTTCAAACATACAACTTCTTCACCCATTTTAGCAAACGGGCGGCAGAAATTATTTTTTTTGTTTGGTCTTCTTCAGTTTTCCACTTTAAAACAAAGTCAGATTCTTTCTCTATGAGGGGATCATTTTTCCTTTCTTCTTCGTTCGCTGGAGGAAAAAAGATTCTTTTCCCTTTTATCTCGTCGTAACGAGAAAGATGAATCAATACTCCATTAATTTCTTTTTTCAGCCAATAAACCTCATCTTTTTCGTATTTATTGAACCTTATATCCGTAATAATATTAATTTTATCCGGCGCTAATTCTTTATTTAGCATTTCTACCCAATGCCTACCATTTGATAATTCTCTTTTTATTACCCCGTGTGCAACCAAAAGAGGCCGAATCGTATCCTTTTCCTCCCGAGTGCAACTAGACGAATTAATTCCATAAAGTTCTCTGGAAACCCATGATATTTCCTGTTTTAAATTATTTGCAATAGAAAGCTCCCTGTACGGGAGCCCCATTCTTTGCAATAATTTTATTATAATAGAGGAAAGAGTGTTCTTACCACAACCGGCTACGCCGGAGATACCAATGTTATTAAACTTAAATTCCATAGAGTAAATAATAATAAATAATATAATAAACTTTTCCCTAGAAAGTCGAAGCGAAGCGGAGACTTTCCCCGTGTTAGGCGGTTATTCCTAAACATCGGCAATCCTTTCCTTTTCCCTGAGAATACTCCCCGGTTAGCCTTTTTCGGGTGTGTGGTAGTTTCCACCCATATGACGTCACCTTAACTACCCGCCCAACAAGCTCAACACCGTTGGTTCCCCCACGTGGAAGTCTCCGACACCAGAGGTGGGCACAATAGATTGCGGACCTGTCTACCTTTTAACGTAGCAAGACAGAAATACTACGTCCAAGTGTTTTAATTGATTCGGGGAATGATGTCAACCTTTTTTTCTTGACTTATTTCCCCCCTTGAATTAATCTGAATTTCACGTGAGGGTCTCATGGGAACAATACGCGCTTAACATTGCCCAAACCGCTTCAAGCAGGAGCGAAGATCATCATGTAAGAGTGGGGGCCTGCGCTCTGAATTCTCAGCGAATGGTTGTTGCGGTTGGATACAACGGACTGGCTTCCGGAAAAGATGTCCCGTATGTTTTCTGGAGAAACCGGGATCACCGAAGAAAGTTCATGATCCACGCTGAAGTTAATTGTTTGAGCCTTTTTAAAAAAGGGGAGGCGGAAATGCTTGCGGTAAGCCTTCTACCATGCTCCTCTTGCGCTACGATGATAGCCGGGTACGGCATTTCAAAGGTAATTTATGGGGACACTTACGAGAGGGACACACTCGCTTTAGAAATTTTTGACTTTTACGACATAGAATGTATTAAATATGGAAATTAAATACTCCAAACTAAACCCGGAAGGAAAAGAACCCTTCAGAGCAAACTCATCTGATGCAGGATACGACCTTTTCTCTACCGAGTACGCCACCCTAGAACCCTTTCAGCGAAAACTAATTTCAACAGGAATCAACGTGGAAATCCCCGAAGGTTTTTACGGCAGAGTGGCCCCACGGAGCGGTTTAGCGTGTAAGAAAGGTATAGATGTGATGGCTGGGGTAATAGATTCCGGCTATCGAGGCGAAATAAAAGTTTTATTGATAAATTTTAACTTCGAAGGTTATAATTTAAAACCTAACGCCTTTGAAGCAATGTTTGGATCAGCGAATAGAATGGAAATAAAGCCGGGCGAAAGAATAGCTCAATTAATAATTGAAAAATGCCACGCTGTTGAGTGGAAACCCATGAAAACATTAGAAGAATCTCAACGCGGAAAGCACGGGTTCGGAAGCTCCGGACAATAACACACAATGCAAAACGGAAACCCCCCTTACGCGGAAATAATGTCCCATAACGTAAAGATGATAGGAGCTGATGTTCATGTCATTAAAGACGGAGGATGGAGAGGAAAAGTAGAGGAAATGGTGGATGAGGAATACTTTATGATTTCTAAATTTGACAACCCCACCGACATAGAAAAGGTATCGATGTATGACATACGGTCCCTATCTTACGAGACTTTGTGACCCACCGGTCACGAAAAACAGATTCATAAAAGGAGAGGTTAGCCTTCCTCTTCCAAGAATCATGTTAAGGCAAAAGGCGTACTTTAACCAATAAAACAGGAGGTTTTCTCTTCCTCTCTGGGTTAAAGAGCAAACAAAAGAGACAACATGGCACAGCCCCTGCTAAAAGGATGTTATGTATTTACATAATACTTTTGGCAGGGGCTTGCTTGATTTTGCAACGCCGTTATTCACAGAGATAGAAAAGACTTTTGATCCCGTTTTCGCAGAAGAAGATGGAGATTATGTATTTGAGGTAGAAATGCCCGGCTTTTCCAAGGAGGACGTCAAAGTCCGCTTGGATCAGCACGGACACCTCAACTTGGAAGGAAAAACCACAAAAAGGGGCAAAGAAGTTAAGTTTGGACAAACTTACGAAGTCCCAGAAAAAGCCGACCTGTCCTCAGCGGACGCCTCATTGAAAGATGGGGTCTTCCGGCTTACGTTTAAAAGGAAAAACAAACACAAACCCAAGGAAATAAAGATAAAATAAAAGGGTTTTCTGAAAACCGGGCTTCGGCCCGGTTTTTTTGTGTAATTATAGGTATGCCGCTTCCATCTCCTCGAAAAGACCAGAAAAAAGAAGACTTTATTAACTCCTGCATGGCCAGCCCCACCATGAACCAAGAGTATAAAGATCCCAAGCAGAGATTGGCGGTATGTTACTCGCAGCACCGAAAGTCCTCCAGCGCAGCAACTTGGGACGAAATTGAGTTTGACAATTTTTTACTTTTGAAGTAGGATATTTTCAAATGAGCGAAGACAAAACCATCCCTCATGCCACTCACAAGCAGGTACTTACGCTGCTTAACCAACTAATAGAAACATCTATCTGGCAAGATGCGAAGCTGAAAAGCAAAGACCCCATCAAAAACCCGGGGGAAAGCTTTGTCACAAATAAACTCAAACTGATCAGGGAGACTTTAGAAAATGAAAATTGACACATTGGTAAAGGGAATCTTGGATAAAAAGAAAAAACTGATAGAAGACAGCAACGTCTGCTCCAAAAGCATTGACTTTTGGGAAAAAAAAGCAAACAAACTTTTTAACGAGATGGATGAGGCGGAAGAAGAGTTTGCCTTTTCTTCTGATGAAGACATTGAAGACAGGTGCACCGACCACCTCAAGGAAGTAGACTTTCTAATGAACCGGATGAAACTTGAGAACGACCAACTTGATTTGGTGGAAAAACAAATCGAAGAACTGGAGACCCAATTATGCCTTGCGTTTGCGCAGTATGCCAAAAAACAAAAAAAATAAAAAGTACTACCTCATCGAATCAAAAAAAAGAAAATGGTCGTATGGCGCTTTTCCCCACACCGACGAGGGGCTAATGGAAGCAAAAAAATACCTCGTGGCCCTTCAAAAAAAAACAGATGAGAAGCTGGAGATTGTTGAAAAATAACTTGACATCTCTCCCCGAACACCCTACTCTTCTCTTGCGTCGCCGTTAAGGACGCAACGCCTCTAAACTATTGTTTAATGAAACAGGACACTACCATAATCACCGAAGATTTTCTCAAGAAATATAAAAGTAAACAACCCAACTGGGGGTTTAACGGACTAGGCTACATCGTTTACAAGCGAACCTACTCTCGAGTCAAAGAGGATGGAAACCTAGAAGAGTGGTTCGAAACCGTAGCTCGATGCATTAACGGAGCACAGAAAATCGGCGCAGGATACACCAAGAAAGAAGCCGAAAAATTATTTGACTTAGTTTTTAATTTAAAATGCAATTTTGCTGGACGAGGACTCTGGCAACTTGGAACATCTACCGTAGACAGGTTTGGGGGAAACAGTCTCTTGAACTGCTGGTTTACAGCCATCAAGAAACCATCTGATTTTTGCTTCATCTTTGAAAACTTAATGCTGGGAGGAGGCGTAGGCTACTCTATTCGTCGCGAAGACATTCACGAACTTCCCCGCGTAAAAAGAAGCGTCGAAATAACTGTCAAAAATACCAATGATGCTGACTTTATTGTCCCCGACAGTCGCGAAGGGTGGGTGCGCTTATTAGCAAAGGTTTTGGAGTCTTATTTTGCTTCGGGAGAATCTTTTAGCTATTCTACCGTGCTCATAAGAAGCGCCGGGAAACCTATCCAAGGCTTTGGAGGGACAGCCAGTGGTCCAGAAATTCTAATTGAAGGAATAAATAAAATAGGTGCCGTAATAAAAGAAAGAGAAGGTAAAAAGCTTCGGAGTCTTGATGTTTTAGATATTGCTAACATCATTGGCTCGGTGGTTGTAGCTGGAAACGTAAGACGTTCCGCTGAGATAGCTCTGGGAGACCCGGACGACTACCTGTATATCAAAGCTAAGAGATGGGACTTGGGCAACATCCCAAACTGGAGAGCTATGAGCAATAACACTATTTATTGCGACAGTTATGACCACATCGCCGAAGGTATTTGGGACGGCTACGCGGGTAACGGAGAGCCTTACGGTTTCTTTAATCTCAACTTAAGCTCCAAATTTGGAAGAACCGGAGAAAAAAGTAAAGAAAACTGCGAAGGCACCAACCCTTGCGGGGAAATTTCCCTTGCGGACAAGGAGTGCTGCAACTTGGCGGAGCTTTACTTAAACAACATTGAATCCAAAGAGGAGATGATTGAATGTGCAACGCTTCTCTACAAAACTCAAAAAGCAATCTGCGCCCTTCCTTTTATCCATGAGGACACCAACAAAATAGTCCATAAAAACTTCCGAATTGGACAAGGTATCACAGGTATCTGCCAAGCCACCGAAAACGAAAAACTAGAATGGCTAGACCCTTGTTACAAAGCCCTCCGCAAATACGACCAAGAATGGAGCAAGAAACAGGGCTGGCCAGAGAGCATTAAACTGACCACAGTTAAACCCAGCGGAACACTAAGTCTACTTGCGGGAGCAACTCCGGGGGTTCACCCCGCTTATTCGCAGTATTATATTCGTCGAGTTAGAATGTCGAGTGAAGACGCCCTTGTTCAAACTTGCCGGGAAATGAACTATCACGTCGAATACGTAAAGAACTTTGACGGCTCATTGAATAGAGACACGGTGATCGTCGAATTCCCTTGCCGGTCAGGGAAAGACGCAAAGCTCGCAAAAGACATGAAAGCTGTTGACCAGCTAGATCTTGTTAAGAAAATTCAAAAAGAATGGTCGGACAACGCTGTCTCCTGCACGGTTTACTATAAAAAAGAAGAACTGCAAGAGATAAAAGAGTGGCTCCGAAAAAACTACAGGAACAATATCAAGAGCGTGTCGTTCCTCCTCCATCAAGACCACGGATTCGATCAGGCCCCCTATGAAGAGATCGACGCAGAAACCTACAAAAAACTTTCATTAGCTGTCAAAAAAGTTTCCGCTACAAAAGTGGGGAACGGTCACGTGTTACAAGATCTAGAATGCGAAGGTGGGGCATGTCCAATAAGATAACAGACTACTCAAACATAAATATTTTCTACCCTGTCATTGGTTACACGGGGATGGTGCATTCGGACTACATGATGAGCACCATTAACCTTCTTTTGCTTTGCCGCCAGCAAAACATCAAACTCGGCATGAGGTCTATCTGGTTTGAGAGTCTGATAAGTCGCGCAAGGAATGCGTCAGTAGCCTTCACGCTGGCCAAAGACTACACCCACCTCCTATTCATAGACACGGATGTAAGCTTTGATGCTCATGACGTCTTAAAACTAGTAGACCAACAAAAGGAAGTCGTGGTAGGGGTTTACCCCAAAAAGTACTGGAGTCACCAAAAAATGCAGATCATGGGATCTTCGGAAAAATTCCCCGAACAGTGGAGACATCTAGCCACCGATTTTTCTACAGAGCTGCCCCCCGAATCGCACACTAAAAGCAAAACAGACCAAACGGTGGAAGCCGACTACGCAGCCACCGGCTTCATGCTTATAAGCCGGGCCTGTATAGAAGAAATAATTAAGGCCAGACCTGAAATAAAATATACCAACGACATAGATGGATATATGGACGCAGGAGACAATTTCTACGACATCTTTCAGTGCAAAGTGAACCCTTATACTAAAAAATACGAGAGCGAAGACTACGGCTTCTGCAAAATGTGGAAGTCCTTGGGAGGAGAGATCACCGTTGTCCCAGATATTTCCTTGGGGCACCGGGGGTTCAATACTTACTATGGAAACCTGAAATTTCAGGCTAATTACTTTAATCTTTAATTAAAAATTCCCTAGATGAGCTTCTTAAATGTAATAGAGTTTAGACAAGCATGTCAGACTTCCTCTATAGCGAAGAATCCGTTATGTTAAAACAAGCCGTATGCAAGCTCATGGAGGTCTCTCTAGAGCTGGGAAACAATCGCGGAAGCGTCCTTAACGGAGAATTCGTAAAAGTAGACGAGCTTTTAAGGCTAATAAGCAGGGTCAGAAACAATATGGAGAAAAAGAATGAACATTTCAGAATTTGAAAGGAAAAAACCCCGTAAGACACACCAAGCCCTTGCCAATTTAATTAAAAAATATAAAAAAATAATAATGGACATGCCGATGATGGACGACGAGGACGCCATAAAGGTAGAAATGTCAGCCGACTTCCTGAAAGAACTACAAAATCTTAAAAAAATTTTTGAAAAAGGAGAATAACTGATAAAATATATGGTGTATGTCTAATTATCTTAAAATAATGTTAGAGTCCTCACGCCGCTGTGCGGCAGCCACCCAAGATGCAGCTAACGACGCACGAAATGCCGCTGAAGAAGCCTCTTCTCACGCCACAGAAATAGATTCCATGGCGACAGAAGCAGCTAACCGAGCCGTCGAAGCTAACGAAAGGGTTAAGGTGCTTGAAGCCAAAGTAACGGCAGCTATCGCCGAACCAGCTTAAATTGAGCTCAAAACAGGCAAGAAACAGTTCTCTTTTACTAGCTGAAGTAAGGGAATATCTTGCTAAAGGAAGCAGCCTTTACCGTTCCTTAGTGAAACAAGGGGTTTCGCACGAAGTAGCCCAATACATTGTTCCATTGGCCAACGTAGGATATGAAAACGATCCCATCACGGAAATAGCCCCCCTTACGGAAGAACTGCTTAGAGCAAGCAATGAGTAAAAAAACCATAATTACTTGCTTGTGCAGCCTCGAAATAGAAAGCGCTAACGAATACGAAGCACTCACCATAGCTGACAAAATGCTAAAAAGGGAATACCCTTTGTCAGAAAAAGTAATTTTAATAATAAACGAAACTTTAAACACTTCCGCAGATGGATGCGGGGTTACATACAAGGAAAAAAATGGGAATGTTCGACGAGATAATGGTGCCGAAGGGGTATCTTCGGAGTCTACTAGACAAAGAGAACGAGAAGCTGTTGGGTAAAAGCCACCGCTTCCAAACGAAAGACCTAGACAATCTAATGGACCTTTATAAAGTCCACCGTCAATATCTTTATAAAAAGAAAAAGGAAGCTCTCCCCTTTGAAGAGTGGGAGAAAGTAAAAAAGAATGCCACCATTCGCTTTCACGACCGCCTAACGAACAAAGATCAAGACGAGTACTGGATAGAATGCGAATTCAGCTTTAAGAACGGAAAAGTAGACAAGAAAGAACTTGTTAGCTTTCGTCTAGAATCAACCAAGGAAGAGTCGGAAGAGACCCAAAAGATGTGGGATACGGAACAAGAGATACTTAACACCTACCGAGAACGCTCCCTTAAATATAGATTCTTTTCCCGAATGGAGAGCTGTTTCCAAAAAATGACAAATTGGGCTCGAAATAAACACCGTATCCCCTTAGAAATTCGTAAAGAAGCGTACGAAAAATCGGGTCGGCTTAAAAAAGACCCAAAATGCTTGGATGTCTACAAAGATTTATGATAGCAGAAGAATCCCTCAACAAGACTTGGTTTATAGATATCGACGGAACCATCGTTAAGCAACTCTATAACCAAGATATAGATAAAGCCATAGACTCGCTAGGCGAAAATAGCTACACTATCGAGACCCCTATTGAAAAAAGCGTTACTTTCCTCAATAGAATTCCCAAAGAGGATACGGTAGTATTGACTACGGCAAGAGACGGTAAACACAAGGATCACACAGAGAGAATGCTTAGTCATTTTGGAGTCCGATATGATCGAATAATGTTCGACTTAAGAGTCGGGCCTAGGTATTTAATTAATGACATTAAACCAGCCGGAACGGCGGGAAACACAGACCCAATCAATACCGCTTTCTCCTTAAACGTAGAAAGGGACGAGGGCATTGATCTTAAAGTGTAAAGATATACATGAAAAACCTTGTAATCTTTCTCCTGTTCGTCGTGTCTCTTCGTGGGGCCGACAATACATACTTAAGCATAGCCGAAAGAAACGCTTTCGAATTAACAAGCGAAAAACCAATTGCAATATTACCTCCCGTCCGGGAAATTTTAGCCCCCAGCATCTTTCTTACGGGAATTACTCGGTGGAAAGGCACGAATAAGGTTCATCTCGTACTTAGGAAAGCTGGAGAGAACGATAAGTTTGTTTCCCTCGGAAAGAACGAAAGACAATACAACATTGAACTTAAGAAGGTACTCGAAGATTCTGTTCTGATAGAAGCTAACGGCACCAACAAGCTCCTGAGCTTTAAAACCAACGGTCTTCCAACCATTGTGACAAAAGCACCTGCCGCTAAAAAGACCTCTCAGTCTGGACAACGCCAAACTAAATCTGATATTGATCAAAACGAACGCCGTCGACAATATGACGAATATCGCCGTAGACAAAAATAACCTCATCCAATTTGTAAATCTCGTCAACGAATGCTGTTCGGTGATGGACGATGACTATGTAGCCGAATGGTTAACCACTCCTAATTCCAACCTTAACATGGAACCTCCTACGCAACTCATAAACGACGAAGTGGGAAGAGAAAAGGTTCTCAGATTGCTTTATTTTATAGATATAGGTGAAGCAGACCTTTAAGGTTTCGGGACGCTATTAATTATCATAGTCGTCCCGTCTGGGAATTTAGTTCTCGTGACCAAAAATACTGCTTCGTTCACGGTTTCTTCGGTAGTATAGTTTATTGCGGTGTCAACCCTAGCCAAAGGCTCAGGGAAGCCGCCACTTATGACACCGTAATCAAGTCCTTCGGTTAAGGGTATATATTGATATTCATGTAGAATATCAGCTAAGTTCCCATCATCACCTAAGCGCACCCCAGTAGGACTAAAACCCGTATGATAAGCGAGTGTAGCTAGTCCACTCAAACCATTTAGAACAATATTAAATGGACCACCCCCTTCGCCCTGCAAAGAGGGAGGAACAGTAACCTCCAAAACCTGTGAAGAGACCCCTGAAAAAGTAGCCGTCCACTCCCCACCACGACCTATATTGGTACCTTGAGAGGGAGGAAGTGAGGGAGAAAAAACGACGTCCTCCACCTTGTCCAAATTACTACCACTTAACCTCACCTTATCCTCACGAGTACCCCTTATGGGACCAAAACCAGTAACGTAAAACGTTTCCCCTGAAGAAACTATGTCTTGAGAAAAATAATTAATTTTTCTATTTACTATGTCGTAAGCGAACGGGTTAAACCCAGAATCAGGCATTATAAAATCCGAATAAGAGTAAGTTGGTGAGTTGCTTGCGTTGGGATTATAAAGATCGAAGGCTCCGTACTGCGAGATACCCCACCACGGATCAATAATAAAAATGTTTCCAGATAACAATTTATCATACTCAAACTTGAAGTCTATCTTGGAATAAAAGACATCATCAACCCCCCCTATAGTACCCACTCCTGTAGAATAATTATCTATGGGCAGAGTTTGAGTACTAACACCACCGATAGAAGTCATTGCTGTATCCGGATAAAGAGCTTCTGGGTAATCTTCATTACGAGAGCCACTAAAACCCAACAAGAAAACCCCACTCCCACTAGTCCCAAATACATCTATATCTGTGTCAAAAACGTTGATGCCAGTTAAACTTACAGTCTTATCTACTCCGGTTATATCTACGGAGCCACTGGAAAAAATACCCTCCGTTCCTGTTATAACTCCAACAGGATAAAACCCACCTAGATCAAGCTGGGAAATTCTTCCAGTTAACCTTAGGTCCCCATAAACTATACCAGTAGGGACTTGAGCATGGAGCGTTTCGGCTCCATCAGCCAACAAAGTGTTGGAATGGGGGATCACCTCGGTAAAACCTCCCGTAGCATAAGGAAACAAAACTCTCATTCCATTTATGTTATACCCAGTCATATTTAGAGTGTCAGCAGGCAGCAAAAAATTACTAAACCCAGACACGGAAATTAAATTGATTCCAGTTGAATCACTGTCAGTAGTTCTTCCTAATGAATCCATGAGCCGGAACTTACCACTTACTCCATTTATCCCCCCCGGCACGTTAAACCCTAAATTACTATACGTTTGTGAGGTAAAACTATTAAAATCAAAAGAACCAGATTCTCCGGAAAATTTTACCCCCGTAACCAAATTCATTCCGTCTCCTGAAATGGTAATACGATTACCAGCGACAAAAACCTGATTGTAGTCTATTGAATCAGGCGCTAGTGTTCCACTGTAGTATCCGCTTATGGTAGGCTTGCTGGGCATCACAGATAAAAACCCTGTCGAACTTACAACCCCACCGCTCGTGCCTATGGTAAGGGTATCAGTCTGAGCGTTGGAAGGGATGACAAAATTGAAACCCGTGGTGGCTGGCTGAGTAAACTCAAGGGCAGTTACGTCACCTATTGTTAACCCACTCGTATGTAAATTTTCAAAATAGCCCGACACAGTAATAGTGCTTCCGTATTCCCCGCTGCTGGGCTCAAATCCGCTCAAATAAGGCACCTTAAACACCCCCAAATTTGCATAATTCGCAATCCCATCAAAAGACCTCCGGTTTCTTACGACCATTCTATAATTCAACCCCGTCGGAAAAGAATTTGGGTAACTGTATTTTATCTGGTCATGATTATCGGTATATCCACTTGATGGAAGAATCCGATAAGGTTTAAAACTTACCACTGAGGTTTCGCCCGTATACAACTCTACCGATGTACCTGAATAAAGTCGTGCGCCCTCAATTAAACCCGTTGCTCCCGGGACAACATTGGTAGATGGAGTATTGCTTGTGATAGAAGGGGTCCCCAACGAGAAAAAACCCGA